AAATTACGCCCAGGATTAAAATAATTGCCATAATACCGAACGCGATAATATTGGCTTTTCTGTTTTCGTTTACTGTAGCTGAATTTTTCATAATGAGTGAGTGAGTGAGTGAGTGAGTGAGTGAGTGTTATATGTTATGTAAATATATTACAATGATTTGTAAATTGCAAGCCTTTGTAATAATATTATTGATTATTTTTTATTTATTTTAGTTTACCTTTGGTTTGATTAACCAAAATAAACCTATTTTTTTGTGCATACCTTTGTAATATATGGAAAAGAAACAACGAGGAGGAGTGCGACCAAATTCAGGCCGACCGCCTAAGATATTGGAAATCAAGTTGATAGAACAAATGGATGCTATTTGCGTTCCGGATAAAATTTGGGAGGCGCTTTTGTACAAATGTCAACAAGGCGATACCAACGCGTTAAAACTTTGGCTTTCGTACCGGTTTGGAATGCCAAAGCAACAAATCGACGTGACCAGCAACGGTGATAAGATCGCGCCGCCTATCCAATGGATCGGCAAAAGAGTTGCGATTGAACAGGCGAAGTTAGTAAGCGACTCGGATCACCAGGACTCGGATCACCTGAGCGTGGACACGTTGGCCCTCCATGGCTTGGATCACCTGAGCGTAGAAAATTCGGATACCCTGAGCGATCAAAATAATCAATTCGATATTTGGCTATGATCAACTTGCTAGAAGATTACAAGCCGTTATTCTATGAGCAACCGGATACAAGGTATTATCTTATAACAGGCGGCCGCGGATCGGGTAAATCTTGGACTTTGGCGCTGTTTCTTTTGAATTTAACCTACCAAAAAGGACACGTGATACTTTTTACGCGTTACACCTTAGTGAGTGCATTTATATCCATTATCCCTGAATTTCTAGACAAGATAGAAATCATGGGCAAAGTAAATGACTTTGAAGTAACCCAATCCGAAATCATTAATAAATTGACAGGCTCAAAGATTCTATTTCGTGGAATCAAAACAAGTTCAGGCGTGAACACTGCAAATCTTAAATCGATCGCTGGTTTATCAACGTGGGTAATTGATGAAGCGGAGGAATTGACAGACCCCGACGTATTCGACAAAGTGGACTTATCCATACGCGCAAAGGATAACCCAAACCGCGTGATCTTAGTAATGAATCCCGCGTACAAAAGCCATTGGATATATAACGACTTTGTAAAGAAGAAAAGAGAAGATACTACCTATATTCATACCACATACATAGACAACAAAGAAAATTTATCTGATTCATTTATACAAGCCGCGGAAAAAACCAAAAGAGAGAATCGCGCGCGATATGAACACCTGTTTTTAGGTACTTGGTTGGACGACGCGGACGGCATGCTATGGAATCGCGCAATAATCGGAAAAGCTAGAATAGATGAAGCGCCAAACCTAACAAGGATAATTGTGGCAATCGATCCCGCCGTTACTGCTAATATGCAAAGTGACGAAACGGGCATAATTGTAGTAGGCAAAGATAATGAAGGCTTTGGCTATGTTCTCGAAGACCTTAGCGGAAAATATAGCCCGAACCATTGGGCAAAGGTAGCCAACGACGCCGCGTTTAGGTGGAACGCTGATTGCATAGTAGCTGAGAAGAATCAAGGTGGCGACATGGTAGAAGCTGTATTAAAGTCTCAAGGAATGAATTTTAGGGTAAAGCTAGTAACCGCGACAAAGGGAAAGTATGTTAGAGCGGAACCCGTTTATTCATTATACGAGCAAGGGCAAATATATCACGTTGGAAGTTTCCCTATCTTAGAATCGCAAATGGTTACATTTAATCCCGACAAGGGAAAATCACCCGATCGAGTAGATGCGCTTGTTTGGGGTTTAACTGAATTAATGGTAAAAAACAATTTTATATTCTCAATATGACAAAAGAAACAATTGCCGCGCTTATCTTAATGTTTATCACTTATCTATTGATTGTCTTTGTAACCTTGGATTTTAATCCTCTCACATGGCATTGGAGCGCTCGCGCTGTTATGGTAGTAGCTTGGTTTTACGGTGTTACATTTTTAGAAAAGAATAAATAAGTATATTTGTTAAAACGAATAAGCTATGCTATTAAAGGCTCTAAGGTCATACATTACTCCAACGGTTATTTCGACACCTCAGAAACCCGATGTAAACCTACTCAATCAAATACTTTATGGCCAATTTACGGCCTCCACGATGGTAGTTTGGTATGACTCAAACCAGCAAACTTTTATTGACAAGGGTTACAAAGGTAATGCACTTGTTTACTCAATTATTCGAAAGATAGCCGAGAAAGGCAAGCAATGCCCGACATACGTTTACAAAGAGACTGAATCGGCTAAAAAATACAGAGGCGGAAAATACAACTCGAAGGAATTAAACAGATTGCAAAGCATAGCATTTCGTAAGAAGGAACTTGAAGATGTAAGTTATAGTGATCCAGTAAGCCAGTTGATTAAGAACCCTAATCCAATGCAAACTTGGGCGGAGTTTCTTGATTCTATGCTAACGTGGTACAATACTAGCGGCGAGATATTTGTTTACGGATTCGCTCCACAGGATGGACTAAATAAAGGCAAAATTAAGGAGATGTATATTTTGCCGTCTAACTATGTTGAGATTGTGGCTGGTAGTCTCTTTGAGCCTGTGAGAGGTTACAAATTGATAATTGGTGATCAGAACATTGAAATTCCAGCGAATGAAGTTTTGCATATTAAAACCACGAATCTAACTTGGGATTTAAATGGGGCTCAACTTCGTGGAATGCCTCCACTGTTGGCTGGCTTAACTACGTTACAGGCAAATAACGAAGCGACAGAGGCAAAGCAGAAGACTTTCCAGAATGGAGGCGCAAAAGGAATTATTTCTCCGAATATCACAAACCCTGAGTTTTGGCCATCTCCTGATCAACGCGCTAAGATGGATGAGCGGATAGATGAGAGGATAAACGGTAATAAGAACCTAAATAAGATTGTTGCATCTTCAATTCCTTTGCGTTACGATGCAATTGGATTGTCGCCAGTTGCGATGGATATTATCAACTCTCAGAACATGGATTTGCAAACTCTTTGCGGTTTGTGGGGAGTTAATCCTGTATTGTTTACATCTAACGCTACCTATGCCAATTTGGAAGGTGCACAGAAGGCTTTGGTTACAGATGTCATTATGCCACAGTTGCAAATGATTGAGGAGAAGTTTACGCAATGGCTAGGCAAGTCTTACGGCATGGATTATGTTTTAGACTTTGATATTTCATCATTCTCGGAGTTACAACCAGATGTGCAGGTTATTTTGGATACCTATGGGAAATCTCCATACTTTACGGGTAACGAAGTTAGAAGCCTATTGAACTGGCACGCTAGCGAAGACCCAGCGATGGATGTTCATTGGATTCCTAACAACGTACTTCCAAGCGATGAGGCACTAGGAAACGCTACAACGGACTTTGTGGATTTCCAAGCATAAGAAATGAATAAAATAAATTACTCTAAGGTTAGAAGGTCGGCGCAAGCGGATTTGAAGAAATACGAACGCCTTGGAGTAAAAATATTTACTGAGGCATTGAAGGAGCAAGCTAAGCCAGTTGTGCCGTTGTTGCCGATGCAAGATGCTTATGTAAAGTTCTATCAGGCAGTATTTGTTGATTCTGCGACTAAAGAGTTTAATCGGATTCGTCTGGACAATAGAGAGAAGAAGTTTCTGCCAGATGGTTTTTTTCTTAGCACGTGGCTTGAGTTTATAAAGAATTGGGTAATTGTTAATTTAGGTCAGTTAATATTTGATGTAACGGACACTAGTCAGAAAAAAGTTAACGAGATAGTTGCTCAAGGTATTGAGGATGGATTAAACCCTAGACAGATTGAAGAGTTGTTGGTTGAGCAGATTCCCGATATAAAAAGAGCTAGGGCAATTGCTAGGACTGAAGCTACAAGAGCTTACAATGAGGGAAAGAAGCGTTCTGCTCAAGATTGGGCCAATCAGACAGGAACTCAGCTATGGAAGATATGGATTCATGGAGGAGCTAAAGAGCCTAGGATTCAGCACATACAAGCACAGAATAAACCGGTAAGATTTGATCAGCCGTTTGTGTTTTTTACGAATGGAGTTCAGGTATTGATGGACAAGCCTGGCGATTTAAACGGAGGAGCTGCTCAAACTATAAACTGCTCATGTGTAGTGGTTTACGTTTCAGAATCCTACGCTAGAAGGTATTTTAAGGATACATTTGTTCTGTAAGCAGTTTTGTTTGTTAATTTTATTTATTTGTATATTTGTCTAAACGAATAAGCAATGCTAGACAAAGCCGAGCAAACGTATTCCGATTATCCCGAGGCGGTTAGAAATAATGCCAAAAGAGTTTTGAAATATGTTGATGAGAACGGATGGGGGCCATGTGGTACTCCGGTCGGAAAGCAGAGGGCAAATCAGCTTGCAAACGGCGAGGGTATTTCGGTTGATACGATTAAAAGAATGTTTAGCTATCTTAGCAGACATGAAGTTGATTTAGAATCTTCTTCATCTTATTCTGATGGTTGTGGTCTATTGATGTACGATGCATGGGGGGGTAGGGCTGCTTTAACTTGGAGTAGGAATAAATTAAAGGAATTAGAAAAGACTAGCGATATGGGTTTTGTAAAAAAAGGATTAAACCAAGGCTTTACAGATAGTGACATGAAACAAGGGATTGTTTCGGGTTACTTTGCTGTTTTCGGTAACAAAGACCTCGATGGCGATATTATTGAGGCAGGAGCGTTTACCAAGACAGTAATGGAGCGTGGCCCTCAAGGAAAGCAGTTAATCAAGTATTTGCTAGATCACGATAAAAACAAAGTTGTCGCAAAAATCAACAATCTTTACGAAGATAATAAAGGCTTGCGTTACGAGGCTAAAATTGGTAGCCATGCTGCTGGAGCGGACTTTCAGAAGATGATTGAGAGCGAATTGATAAATCAGCACTCATTTGGATTTAGAACTATTAAAGAGCAGTTCGACCAACAGGCAAAAGCCAACCTAATTAAGGAAGTAATGATGTATGAAGGCTCAGCAGTCCAATTCTTGGGTGCTAATCCTGAAACTACGTTTATAGACCTTAAAAGCGAAGCGGACGCGTTTGAATATCTTGAAAGACTTGAGAAGTTTGTAAAGACGTCAGATGCAACCGATGAAACACTTGAAAAACTAGAAAATCAACTTAAATCACTTTTGGAGTTTCTAAAGCCAGCCTCGCCTACTTTGGAGATTAAAGAAGCCGAGCCCGTAGATATAATAACAATTAACGAACTTAAAAAACAATTTGAATCATGGAAAATCTAACAATCGACGCCGTAAAGGCAGTCATTGCAGAGGCTGGCGAGGCTCTTAAGGCAAAGGCTAGTAATGCAGAAGTGAAAGCTAACGAAGCTTTCGAAAAGGCTGAGAGCTTACTTAAGTCTCTTAGCGGTGTAGTAACTAAGGAAGAAGCTGCTGAGATGCAAAAGCAACTTGACAAGCTTGACATTGCAATGCAGAAGAATGCAGTAGAGAAAGAAGTTAGCGGTGAAGATTTCAAGACTGCTTTCATGAAGGCTTATGCTCCAGTACAAGCTGAAATCGAAAGATTGAAGTCTGAGCCTAACGCTCGTCTTAAAGCTCCTTTGGTATTTGAAATTAACGAGAAGTCAGTTGGAACCATTACTTTGGCTTCTACAATCGCTAACGAAGCGTCTTCTGGACAAGTAACAATCTCCGAGTTTACTGGTGTTGTTTCTCCTATCCGTCAGCGTTTGTTGGTTTACCTTGCTAACGCAAGTGTTGGAGCAATCGGAACTCAGTATGCAGTATGGGTTGAAGAATACGATCAGCAAGGAACTCCAGTAATGATTGGCGAAGGTGTTGAGAAAACTCAAATCGACGTTCAATACAAAGAGCAGAGAGCTAAGGTTGAGAAAATCGGTGTACACATGAAGGTTTCTATGGAAATGTTGGAAGATGCTGCTTACTTGGCTTCTTACATCCAAACCAATGGTGTGAAGCGTGTTGAGACTGTAATCGAAAACCAATTGTTTACTGGTAACGGAACTTCTCCACAGCTTGCTGGTTTGCTTTCTAAGTCTACCACTTTCACTGGCGGTTCAATGGCTGGTGGTGTTGAGTCTGCTACTAACTGGGATGTTATCCACGGAATTATCGCTCAAGTAAGAGCTGCTAACGGAACTGCTACAGGAGTATTTGTTGAGACTGGACAGTATCACTTGATGCTTTCTGAGAAGGATGCAGAGAAGCAATATATCTTGCCAGCTGGCGTTACTTTCAACGCACAAGGTGGAATTACTGCTTGGGGTGTAAACATTATCCCAACCAACGCTTTGACTGGAACTGCTGCTAACTTTGTAGGTGGTGACCTTTCAGTTATCAACGTACGTTTGAGAAGCGGTTTGCAGGTAGCTATCGGAGAGTCTGGCGATGACTTCATCGACAACTTGAAGACTGTAAGAATTGAGCAGCGTTTGGTGCAGTTTATCTCTGCTAACGATACTCCAGTATTGGTTAAAGGAACTTTTGCAGCTGCAAAGGCTATCCTTGAAACTACTTAATAGTGTTTTGTGTTTGTGTTTAGTATAAAAGGGCGAGAAATTTTCTCGCCTTTTTTTTGTTTAACCTGTTTAAAATCATTTACTTTAAAATAAATAATAAGATATGGCAAATTTTACAATGTGTAAGCCTCAAAGATGCAAACTAAAATTATCCTGCCTTCGCTTTACTGCTAAGCCAAGCGAAATACAAGTTTACTTTGGCCAAGAGCCAAGTAATCCAAATGGGACTTATTGCGAAATGTATTTTAAGAAAAATTGTAAGCCTTGCGGCGAAATCTAATTATGAAAAAACCTACAAAAAAAACGCTTAATTCAATTGACATGATTAAAATCATGGAATCAATTCCAAATGATGACACCAATTTTCAATATATAGATATGAAAGCTGGAGAAGAGCATTATAGATTACTTACCTGGATTGGTGGCCAGGTAAAAGGTAATATTATGGAATTAGGGACTTTTAGAGGACATTCAGCTCTTTGTCTCTCTAAATCAGGAAACAAGGTATTTAGCTATGATGTTCAAGATTATATTTCTTTAAATGATAAGCCTGAGAATGTTACGTTTTCAATAATGGAAAATGGTCATAAATTTATTGATGATTCTTTTGATTTATTGTTTATTGACACAATGCATGATGGAATTTACGAACAGGAAGTATTAAACCATTTAAGAAAAATTAAATGGAAAGGAATAGTTTTAATGGATGATATTGTGCTTTTTGATGAGCTTTCTAAACTTTGGGAACAAATTCCAGAACAGAAAGCAGATTGGACAGATATTGGTCATCATTCAGGTACAGGAATAATTTGGTTTAAATGAAATTATCAATTTTAGTTCCTTCAGTAGCAGAGCGAAGAAAAACCTTTTTGCCTAAATCATTGGATATGGTTTATGGTCAATTAGAAGCATTGCCAGAGCAAGACCAAAAGGAGGTTGAAATTATCTATTTAATTGATAATAAAACGATAATGCTTGGAGACAAGCGAAACCTTTTGGTAGACATGGCAAATGGCGATTACATTGCATTTGTTGATTGCGATGATAGGATAAGCTCAGATTATATTTTAAGCCTTTTAGAAGGCATAAAAAGCAATGCAGATGCGATTGTATTTTTAGCCGAGGTATCATTAAATGGAAATCCGCCAAAGATTTGCAGGTATTCTAAAGATTACATTAGAGACTATAACACCGAAACTGAATATCATAGGTTGCCAAACCATATTCCTTGTATAAAAAAGTCAATAAGTAAAAAGGCTTCTTTTCCTTCACTGAAAAGAGCTGAAGACTCAGGCTATGCAAAGTTATTAAGGCCATATATAAGTACTGAGCATAAGATAGACAAGGTGCTTTATTATTACGATTATAATGATATGACTACCGTCGCTCAAGAGGATATTTTAGAAATTAGACATAAAAAAGCAAATATGGGAAAAATTGTTGCAGATGTTGTGTTTATAAGCAATGCTCAAAAACTTGGAAAAGATTTTACCCAAATGGCAATAGATACGGCAATTAAAGGTGCTAATGGATTGAGAATTAATTGCATTGTAATTGAATCAATGCCAAACATATTTTATAAAAACGCAAGTACATATAATCCTGACAAAGATTTTAATTATAATTACTATTTAAATTTTGGAGCGGTTCGAGGAAATGCTCCTTGGATTATGTTTTGCAATAATGATTTAATATTCCGAAATGGATGGCTTCACGCTTTAATTTCAGCAGACTATCCTATAGTAAGTCCAATTTCCCCAAAAGATTTTAGGCAAAAAGATATAACAGAAAATGAAATTGGTTGGCAATGCGGAAGGAATTTATCTGGATGGGCATTTATGATGAAACGCGATTTATGGAATCAAATAGGAGGCTTGGACAATGATTTTGATTTTTGGTTTGCAGATAATAGCCTAATTGGTCAACTAAAAAAAATAGATTTACCTCCAATGCTTGTGCCTTCTAGTAGAGTTGACCATATTGGAAGCCAGACATTTAAAACAAAAACAATAGACGAAAGGAATGATTTAATGTGGTCAAAATTAGATTTATTTAACCAGAAATATAACGAGACTTTATTTAATGATCACCCAAACTTTATACAATGGAAAAAATCGCAATCTGTATAACTACTAGGAATAGGCATTCTGTTTTAGATTTTTCTTTAGCTGAATGGAAAAAATATAAACCTAAAAATGCTAAAATATTTATTGTTGATGATGCATCTACTATACCAGTAAAGAATTCAAGTTTTAGGTTTGATAAGCAGCAAGGCATAGCAAAAGCAAAAAATAAATGCTTGGAATTAGCTGAAGATTTTGATTTTGTTTTTTTAGCAGACGATGACATTTACCCAAAAATTAAAGGATGGGAAAAACCTTATATTAAATCCAATCTGAATCATTTGGCTTTGACATTTGAAAAAAATCACAGAAATCAATTTTATAGTCCATCAGTAAGAAAAGAAGGAGAATGGAACGGATTTACAACTTATAAAGCTCCAAATGGATGTTTGCTTTTTTTAACACAAAAGACAATCAAAACGGCTGGAGGTATGAGGCCAGAATTTAGCATTTGGGGATTTGAACACGTTGAATATAGTCAAAGGATTAACCTACTAGGATTAACTCCCTATCCTTACATTGATTTGCCAAATAGCCTAGATTTATTTCACGTTTGCGATTATTACAATGAGTTTAAAAGTTCAATTCCAATAGATGTAAAAAGAGAAAGTGGAAAACATAATTTAAAAGTATGGGAGGAGCTTGGAGGTAAACCAGAATTTGTTGCTTACAAATGAAAATATTTTATTCAAATCCTTTCAGCTTAGACAAAAATATAGGCAAAGCCTACAATGAATACTTGGCCAGTCTAAATGCAAACGACGAGGATTGGATTGTGATGCAAGACGGAGATATTTTGTATCTTACTCCTGACTGGGGCAAAAGAATACATGATGCTTTGTCTCTGGATGGAGACAAATTCGGGTTGGTTGGATGTTATACAAATCGTTTAAGATCAAAGCACCAATTGCATGAGAAAGCTTTTAGCAACGACTTAAACATAAGGAATCATTACAATATTGCCATGTCATACGAGGGGGGTGGGGTAGAAGAAATTAAGGAATACATTGCTGGATTCTTTATGACTTTTCAGTACAAGACTTGGAAAAAAATTAAGTTTACTGAAAATAGCTTGGCTTTTGATTCCTTGTTTTCTATGAGAGTTAAGGAGCTTGGATTAAAGGTTGGATTGATTAGGTCACTTTATGTTTTTCATTCCTACCGACCTTGGACTGATTTTGAGCCATGGAATGAGAAAAAACATTTAATGAAATAAATAGTATCTTTATGATAAAATTATTAGTTGACCTTGCACCCTTTGAGAAAGGCGAAGTAATAAGCGTAGGCAAGACTTACGACACTTACCTAGTAGACAAAGGGTTAGCGGTTTGGGTCAAAGTGGACAAACAAGACTATAAAACGAAATGAGCGTAGTTAGACCCCTCGACATTAGATATTCCTTTTCGGTTGCTACTGAGCCAATTACTTTGGCAGAAGCTAAGGCCTGGATGCAAATTGATTTCTCAGATTGGGACACGTTAATTACTAACGAGCTTATTCCAGCTGCTAGAAACGAAAGTGAAAAGGCAAGCGGAATGCTTTATGTTGAAAGAAATGTGGTTATTACGAATAACAAAACAGGCGAGAGAATATATCCAATTGGCCCTTGGGTCGCGGATGTAACGACTGACGAAACAGAGGTAGAAAATTATACTTACACGGCTGGATTTAATAATTCAAATGCTTTGCCTCAAGACCTTCATGTAGCTATGCTTAAAAGAATTGCAACGGATTTTGCTTATCGACAGAACATGATTAGCGTTCAGGAGCAATATGCACAAAAGGCTAGCATTTCAACAGAGTTAAAATATAGAGCGGACTTATTCGTATGATAAATTTTGGCAAGTATGATCAAAAGGTTGAGTTTATAACTTTTTCGCCTGTAACAGACGGAGCTGGTGGAACAATTATAAGTGAATCAACTTCTTTGTCTACGTTTGCATCTGTAAATCAAACAAACGGAGGAAACGCTTTGGAGGCTGGGGAAATGGTTTTGCCAAATACTTATACAATTGCAATTCAACATCGAGTTTCTTTTATCCCTAGCGAAAATTATCAGGTATATTATCGTAACCGCTATTACAAAATAATTGGCGTTCAATTAGATGATCAACGGCAACACAAAGAGTACATAATTAAAATGATTGGCGTGTAATGGCAGTAACATTTAAAGGGTTAGATCAAGCTTTGGCTTATGTGAAAAAGAAAGAAACTGCAATGATTGAAGCAGTAAAGGATGTTTTAGCTAATACAGCAACAAATGTCGAGAAGCAAGCAATTACATCTGCTCCAAGTCAATGGGAGGGGTACCCATTAAACATTAAGCAAAAAATTGATAAAAAATCTTCTAACAATGGATTATTATGGCAAGTTGGTGTAGATGTTCCAACAACTGGTGAACAATGGGAGGCTTGGATGGAATTTGGCACAGGATTAAGTGCTGAACAAATATTAAAAAATCCAACCTATTCTGAAGAGGTTCGAACTCTTGCTAGGACATATTTTAGAAATGGAAAAGGGCGTATTATTGGACAGCCTTACTTAATGCCAGCATTTTATAGGAATTCGGCTAATTTAGTTAATGATATGGTAGACGAAATAAATAAAGCTCTAAAATGAGAGAAATAGCAACTGATATAAGAATTGCGGTAATTAATGCAATCACGCCTCTGACTCTAAGCGGAGTTACTTTGCCAGTTTACGACAGTGAATTACCGCCAACAATCAATCCGGCTAATTATGTAAATTCTGCTGCTTTCGTTCTTATAACAGACCAAAACGAAGCAGAAACGACAAACAACGATTGCTCAATTAGACAAGATGCAACTATTCAAATTAATATCGTTACAAAGTTTCCACAAGGAAGCGGAGGTAAAAAGCTTTCGGAAAATATTTCCAATGCTATTCAACAAAAAATGACTTTAGATTATTTGACATTACCAGGCGATTTGCAAGCAATAAACATTAGAAAGAACTTTAGCAGAACTCAAATTGAGCAAGGTTCTAGTCAAATAGCTTACCAAAAAATATTATCCTATACCTTGGATATTTTCCAAGTGTCTTGATAAATAAAATTTTATGTATATTTGTTAAAACGAATAAGCAATGGCAACATATCAATTAGGCAATTTCTTTACATTTGAGTGGAACTCTCTTCCAGTCGTTTGTAAAACTTCCGCTTCTGTTTCTATCTCCAACGAATCTGTAACCGTTAGAAACGATTGCACCGGAGACTATGGAGTTAGACTTGAAGGCGGAGACAAATCAGGTTCTTTTTCTTTCTCAGGAGACCTAGATTTTGCATCTACTGGAGTATCTAACCTTTCAGCTTTTGACTTGATGGAAGACATCGGTAAAGTGTTTGAATTGGTTTTTGGAGGTACTGACTCTGGTGACAAAATCATTACAGTTGACGCGCAATTAAACTCAATTGAGATTACTGCTGAAAGAAACTCTCAAATTTCATTCTCAGGAACTTTCGATTTTGCTGGCGCTCCTGTTATTAGCGTAATACCAACCTAAACAAAATATATGGCTAAGTACCATTCAGCTCCTTTTAAAGAAGGGGAGATTTTCTTTTACCCAAATTTGGGCGCTTTGGCGAACTTTGAGGATTTTACAGGATTAGGAATTGCAGAGGCTTTTACTGTCAACGGAGTACCAAAACTAGATTACATTTATTCTTTATTACACGAATGCCACAAAGTTGCTTGCTTACGTAAGTCAACAAATCCAGTTGCTTTAGATGAATTAAAAGTATGGATTGAGGGAAAGGATGTAATGAAGTTATTTAACGATGTTTTGGCCGACTTGCTTTTGGAGTTGGGAATTGGTGAAAGCCAAGAAAAAAAAACATAAGTGAAGACGAAAGCGAGGATTATTCAGCTCGCGAAAATTTAATGTTGCTCGTAGGCCGTACTAAGGTGCCCTATGAGCAACTTTTTTATTTAAATCGTAAAGAGTTAAAGGCATTAGTAAAAGGCCATGAGATTGACCAAAAAGACATGGTTGAGGCAATGAGAACTCATGCTATAATAGGATTGCAACCACATTTAAAAAAGGGAGCTAACCTAGATATAAAGAAACTTTGGCCATTACCTTGGGATAACTTTGGCAAGCCATTAGAGACAACACCGCAAGACTTTGCTAAAGCAAAGAAATTGTTGGAAATTGCAAGTAAACTAGAAAGAAATGTCAAATCCAAGAATAGAAGTTGACTTTGCTGTAAATGTTGCTGGAGTAGCAAACGGAGTTAGCGCGGCAACATCGCAACTTGATAAATTAGGCAAGGCTGCACAAGCGACTGCGCCTAAAGTTGAGCAATTAGGAAAAGCTACTAGCAGATATAATGGTATAGGAATTGATTTTGCCAGAGTAATTCAAGATGCTCCTTTTGGAATTATTGGTGTTGGTAACAACATTCAACAATTAGCTCAATCATTCTCAAGTTTAGGAAACGCTGGAGATTCAACAATTTCAAAACTAAAAACAGCATTTAGTGCAATTTTTAGTTCTGGAAATCTTTTGATTTTAGGTGTATCAGCTTTAACTACGGCACTTACTTATCTTAGTCAAAAAGGATTTTTTGATACAGAAAAAGCTGCAAAAAGTTTAGACGATCAATTAAAAGAATATCAAGATACTTTAGGATCGATTGATAAAGCAACTTTAAAAGGTCTTCAAAACTCCGAGAGTGAGATTCAAAAATTTAAGAATTTAACTTCTCAAGCTGAAAATCTAAATGTTTCAGATAAAAACAGACTTGCAGCAGTTAATGAATTGCAGAAAAAATATCCTGAATATCTTGGTAATCTTACCAAAGAAGAAATTTTAACTGGAAACGTAGGTGATTCTTACGATGCTTTAACAAAACAAATTATTGCAAATGCTAAGGCTAAAGCTTTTTCAGACGAAATTACCCTAAATAGTACTAATCTTCGTGCTTTAGAAAAGCAACAATTAGATACCGCAAATCAAATTTTAGCTAAAAGAGTAGAATTAGAAAATGCTAAGCGTGTTAGTACACAATCCGCTCAAAAAGTAGCTGGTCAATTGGCTGCTACTGATTTAAATGTAGTTGGCATTCAATCGCAATTAAATGATTTAATACAGACTCAAATAAAGTCAATTGATGAGTCAAATAAAATTAAAAAAACAAATCTTGAGCTTGATGTATTAATTAATAAAGAATTACAAAACGGAGCAGTATTTACTAGCAAGAGTACTGATGAAAATAAAAAACTAACTAGGAGTTATGAAGATTTATCTAAAATAACACAATCTTTAACTTTTGCAAGTCTTGAAAGAGGTGGGAGTTTTTTTGAAGATGTTGAAAAACAACTTATATCTTTGGAATCAGGTGTTGCTACAACAAGAGGTATTTATCAAGAAAATATTTCAGCAATTACTAAATCAAACCAAGCTTTAGTAAGTTCTCTAAGTGGTAGTGGAATAAGTGTTGAACAATTTTACGCTGCAATCGCAAATGGCGCTGCTGAAGGCTTTACCTCTTTAGAGACATTTATTGGTAGATTGTCAGAAACTCAAGCTTTTATTAACGAAACATTTGATATTTTAGAAAAAGGCGCTGAAAATACACTTGGAGATGTAGCATTTTCAATTGGAGATGCTTTGGCGAGTGGTGGAAATGTAATAAAAGCGGCTGGAGCTTCTTTACTTGGTGGTCTTGCTGGAATATTAAATCAACTTGGGCAACTTGCAATCGGAGCTGGTTTAGCAATTGAAGGTATTAAAACTGCATTAAAAAGCTTACAACCAGCGGCTGCAATTGCAGCTGGTGTTGCCTTGGTTGCCTTGGCTGGTTTTGTATCAAATAAGGCTAAAAGTTTGGGAGGTTCAAAAGGTGGAGGCGGAGGCGGTGGAGGGGGCGCATCATCTGTTGGCAGCTCTGGTGTTGGCGGTGGAACTTCATTTGCTGGAGGTGGACAAGGAGCTTTGTTTCAGCAAAATAAAGACTTAAACGGAGAGCTAGTAGTTAGAGGTCAAGACTTGATATATGTGTTTTCACAAGCAAACAATAAGATAAATAAAGGCTAATGGCTAACGATTATAGATTACTCCTTGCAGTTCGAGAAGGTATTGGAACTATTACGGTTAACGGCGTTACTCCTTTGGAATTCTACACCGAAGGAGCCACGCTTACAATTGCAGTTGCGCCAGGCTCTGGATATCATACCGCAATGTGGTATAGCTCTCCAAGCAATACTTTCTTATCTTCTAGTTTGTCTTTTAGTTATACGATGCCAAGTGAGGATGTTAAAGCATACGTTGTTTTAACTGGCCAAAACGCTCCTGTAAATGATTACGGTCTAAAATATCAGGGGGGGTATGCTACCAACTATGGAGGTAATGCTTGGAACTTGCAAATTTTTAGAACTGGCTATTCAGGAGCAGTTACTACTTTGCTGATTAACGACATTACCTACAATTGGGGAAATACAGGAAACGACCCATTAGAGACAATAATTGGCTCTTCGGTTGACTTTACAATTGCTGGCGAGACTGGAGATTTTAACGAGTTTCTAGTTGGTGGCAATCGGACTTGGAGAGTAGATTTAAATCAAATTGGAGCAAACAATGATATTACTGATTGGTTCCCAGTAAACGTAAACGCAGGATTTAGAAAAATTGCCTATGGAAACGGGGTTTTTGTTGGAGGTGATTTTGCGCAAGTTTATTATTCTTATGATGGAATAAATTGGACATATACTATTGGCGGAATATACGGTGATAATTTTGTTTATGGTAATGGTTTATTTGTTGCTCTTTCTTTTGCGTCAGTTGGCTCTCCAGGTGTTGATACATCATTTATAAGTACATCTACGGACGGTATAACTTTTACAAGTAGAACACCTAGTGAAGCAATGTGGTTTCAAGACATATCTTACGGAAATGGATTATTTGTTGCCGTTGCTAGAAGTGGGACTAATAGAATAATGACCTCTCCAGATGGAATTACTTGGACATCAAGAACAACAAGTGTAAATCCAACATTTACTGGTGTTGCTTATGGAAATGGAATTTGGGTTGCTCTTTCAGATAGCTCACCAGGAGGCACTACTTTTACATCTTACGACGGTTTAAATTGGGACGAACAAGCTACGGCATTTGGAGGTAATAGTATTATTTTTGCTAATGGTTTATTTGTAACTGGAGCAAAATGGTCTGAAGATGGATTAAATTGGAATGACGCAACAAATATTTTTAATCCTAATCAAATTGCATACGGAAATGGATATTTTGTTGGCGTTATAGATTTTGGAACAAATAGAATATATTATTCAACAACTGGAAAAAGTTGGACATCAATTCCTGCGGCTTCAATTTCAAATTTTGAAGCTGTTGCTTTTGGAAAAAATAGGTTTGTAATCGGAGGAACAATTGGAATACAAGAAATAAATGTTCTTTTATTTGATGGAGTTCAATCTTTCTTTAGCGGCTACATAGCGCCTGACTTTATTACATCGCCATATAAGAGTGGGCCAAAGCTTTTCTCTTTTACCGCGGTTGATGGATTAAAAGGATTTGATTCTATACGCTCAAATTTTACCTCTTGGCCTGACCCTAGAACTCAAGCCTTATCGGCAGTTGTTGGCGCTTTAAATCAATCCTTTGTTGAGCAAAGACCAGTATTTATTGGTTGCGAAATACACGAGGCTAGGATGGACTATGATGAAAGCGTGTTTCGTCAATTTAATGTGCCGCAAAACGCAATCTTTACCGATGGATTAGACGCTAAATTTAGCAACGGCGTAAGGATTGAAAACGAGCAACTTTACCTAAAGGATACAATCGAAAGAATGGTTAACCCTTTTCTTTGCCGCGTCTTTTTGTGGAAAAATCAATTTTACGTTGTGAGATTGACCGAGTTAGGCAAGTTATCTTATAAGATGTACGAGTTTTTGCCCGACCTAAGTTTAACGGCAACAAGTACAATTGTAAACGGCGACGATTTAAACGCGGATATTAACTCTCCTGAAGAGACCGCTAGAAGAGTATTTACAGAATTTAACTCTTATTTAAATCTTGGAGTTTTAGATGTAAATAGCCAAGGCGGAATATTTGACGCTAAGTTTGCGATTGAGGAGTGGAATTTAAACGGTGTAGGCTCAACTTATAATGGCATTTACCAATTAAAGCTTTGGGATTATCACAAGGCAGTTCCAACTAACCAGCCAAGCAGCGTTCCAAGTGGAGCAACGGCATTGGTGCAATATGTTTCAGGGGGGGGGGAGTATGTGCAAATATGGACTACAACCACAACTGCTGGAATTGCAGACCCAAACTTGTCTTGGATTTCAGCAAGCACAAATACAACTGGAGGAGCAATTACAATTGCTGAAGAGACGGCTAACACTATTTCTTTGACCTTTGAATACATGGTTGAAAGAGTAAGCACGAGTTATGCGGTTACTCCAGCGGCTCACGCCGTTGGCCTTATGATTAAAATAGGCAATCAATACTTGTCAAGAACTGGAGCAACAACCTTTGCTTGGACTGCAACAAGTACGGTCATGGAATTTACGGTTACGGCTGGCTCGGTTTGGAATAGCATTGCAATAAACAATGTATTAGTCCCAGTTGACGGGGAGGTTGAGATTAGATTGCATCAACTAATTTGCAACGGAGGAACGGCTAACAGATACGTTGTAAGGTATGAAAATCTCTCGCTAAAGATTGAGAAAACGGATGGCTTATCTTTGTCTAAGTTAGGAGTAAAGGCGGTTACTGGCTCACCTTATGCAAACGTGCATCCTGACTATAACACATACATTGGAGACGCAATTACGAGCAACTCAGTTTCAGCAATTAGATTGCTTGATTTTGGCAATGCAGTTTCGACGGATTGGACAAGAGATGGAGTTGAAGAGTTACCTTTGCTAGACATTATCGTGCAAGAATTAGCTAACTTGAAAGGCCGAACGAATTACAGAGTTTTAGCAACGATTGAGCGAAGACCAATTGACCCTTTTAGGTCATTCTTGTTTAACGGACGATATTGGGCGCTAATGAGTTACGAACTTGATTGCAGAAAGGGAACAGCTAGAATTGAGCTTTACGATTTAGGAATAGAACCAACGACATAAATGGAAGACGTAAATATTAGCAAATTTAGAGCGCAAGTTGTTCGATCTGGATCAACTCCAGCCTCTCCAGGCTTTGTTGTTTCCGAGGGACAAAATCCAGTCGACCCAAGTGGAAGCGGTCAAATTCACTTGCCCGTAACAATTGCCACGGCCTCAACTGGTTTGTCAATTACTGAGTCTCAAATACTTTCGGGCGCTGGCTTGGTGTCTCAATACATTCGAGGCGATGGCTCTTTGGCTGACTTTCCAGCAACTACGGGAGGTGGCTCTTCAGTTAGTTACTATTTAAACGGATCGGTTAGCCAAGGTACTATTGGAGGTGTTGCTTATAAAGAGCTAAACAAAACGCCAATATTTGGCGCTGGAACTGACATAACCATAAGCGCTGACGGATATATTGCCTCATTTATTACAGATGCTGGCGACCCTAATAAGCTACTTATTCCAGCTGGAAACTGGAACTTAGAAACCTATTTTAGCGCGTCAAGTAATGGAGGCTCGCCGTCTTTTTACGTTGAGCTTTATAAATACAATGGCACAACCTTTACTTTAATTGCAACAAGTAGCTCAGCGCCTGAATTAATCGCTTTTGGAACTAACTTAAACCCATATTTTAGCACGTTAGCAGTTCCCGAGACAGTCCTAGCTTTAACAGATAGGTTGGCGCTTCGATATTACGTTACGCATTCAGGTCGTACAATCACTTTGCATACAGAAAACAACCATTTATGCCAAGTTATTACCACGTTTACGACTGGTTTAACGGCTTTAAACGGACTTACTAGCCAAGTGCAATATTTAACGGTTGGGACTAGCGGAACAGACTTTGCAATTTCTAGCGTAACAGATACTCATACTTTTAATTTACCAACGGCAAGCGCAACAAATCGCGGCGCTTTAAGCTCGGCGGATTGGACAACATTTAACAATAAAACGTCCAACCTTGGAACGGTTACCTCTGTCGGCTTATCCTCAGCAACTAGCGGCGTTACTATTGGCTCAACTCCGATAACAACAAGCGGAACTATTACCTTAGCGATTGCAACGGCTAGCGGCTCGCAAAATGGCTTGTTGTCAAGTACCGATTGGACAACCTTTAACAATAAAGCATCGACGGCGGATTTAGCAAATTACTTGCCTTTGGCTGGAGGTACAATGACTGGTCAATTAATATCGTCGTTTAATAATGGCGGAGAGCCTTATGTAAATGCTGTTTTTAGAGGTGTTGGAGGAAATAACATTGGAGGAATTTTAACAAATGGAACGATTCAGGCTCACATTAGATTTTTAGTAGGCTCTAATACTTGGGACGGAGCTGGAGCTAAACAATGGCAAATAAGAGTTGGAAACGGTAATTCGGAGGATAATTTAAAAATATATTCTTGGACATACGGCAACGATGTTGCAACATTTTTGGCAGACGCAACGGTAAGGCTACATAAATACACAACCAATGGTTTTGTAAAATTTGGCTCATCAAATGGGACTTTAGAAGTAGATACAAATGTTTATTATTTGGCATCTAACCCTAGCGGATTTACAAGTAATACTGGAACTGTTACCTCGGTTGGATTGTCATCAGCTACCAGCGGAGTTACAATTGGGAGCACGCCAGTAACAACAAGCGGGACTATAACGCTGGCAATTGCAACGGCCAGCGGCTCTCAAAATGGTTTGTTATCCAGTACGGATTGGACAACATTTAACAGCAAACAAAACGCTTTGACTAACCCAGTCACGGGAACAGGAACGACTAATTATTTGCCAAAGTTTACAGGAGCCAGCTCAATTGGAAATAGTAATTTACAAGATAGCGGCTCTTTAGTAACGGTTGGAGTTGCAGCTACATTCTTAGCAGGAACTAACAGAATTACTTTAGCTAATAACTTTGCTGCGACTGGTAACACAAGTAGTCCTAAATTATCATTCTTTAGTTTTGGGGATACTACTACTTATCCTGTTACAGGACCATCAATACAAAAAATAAATACAAGTTCTTTTGGAGCAGGTAGATTAGCGTTTTTTCAACATGAACCATCTGACTTTACAAATGAAACGGAAGTAGTTTCTATTTTTTCTGATGGTAATTTACTTATAGGAACATCTGCAACCAATGCTGGCTTTAAGCTAGACGTTAACGGAACTGGGCGTTTTAGTGGGGCTTTGACTGGGACAAGTGCTATATTTTCAAGTAGCGTGACGGCTGGTGGAAGTTTTATTTCTTCAATGGGAAATAATGCAACCATTTTCTCTAGTTCAGCTGCAACAACTGGTTATCAAACAATTAGTTTAGCTAATTCTGGTGCTCAATTAGTTGTGGGAATAAATAATAGCGCTGGTAGTTTCTTAACTAATTCTTTGGCTTATTCTAGTTTTATTACTACTGGTTTAGGGTCTACTTCTTTGCAACTTGGAACAAACAATTCTATAAAAATGAGCATTCTTTCTGGAGGAAATGTTGGAATTGGTTTAAATAATCCAAGCTCATTACTTCATATTTCAGGGCCAAATAATGATGTTTCAGGAAATTATTATTCTCAATTAAAAATAAATGGCACAGGAACATATCCAGATAATATTGCTGGATTATCTTTTGAAAATGGAGGAGTTCAACAACATATAAGATTTATTGAAAGTGGAGTTCCAAAGCTTCAAATTAGATACAATGCGGGCAATACAATAGATAATAGATTAAAATATTATTCATTTATCACTAATACTGACTTTATTACATTTAACGGAAATAACGGAAACGTATTAATTGGAACAGATACAGACCCAGGCTACAAACTTAGAGTTAATGGAACTACTTTTACAAATGATATTAGGACTTTTTTACCTGAAGCCGATAGCGTATCGACTCCTTGGCGTTTTGGAACTGCAAGTATTGCAACAATAACACCTAATAGAAGATTAAGAGTAAACGTTGGAGGAGTTGAATATTACATTGGAGCAGTGGAAGTATAAAAAAAACTATAAAAAAATGAAATCAATCGAACCAGTAACAATTTGGAAAAACGGCGAAAGCCAAGAGGCTAACTTATTAAACGCCTACATTATTAACGACAACTTGCAATCGTCTTGCTCTTTTTACTATTCACTTTGTGCAAGCGGCGAAGGAACAGAGGCAATGCCTTTGGTAATTGGTCAGACGCTTGCAGAGGGAAACGAATCAATGAGCGGCCAAGATTATTTGGACTGGGATAATTCAAACGATGCCGCCTATGCTTATATTGCAGAAAAATTAAACTTAACACTTATAGCATGATTGTAAATTTATCAATTGCCTTAACTGACATCGAAGGCAACAAAATTAAAAACGAAAAAGGCGAAGACGTTTCTTTGTCAAAAATGGTCGGCAACGCCTTGTTTTCAGCTGAAGAAAAAGAGGACCCGATTCGACTTTATGAGTTAGCTAAGAAAATTTACTATTCCGAAGGCGAAATGGAAATAAGCAAAAGCGACGCCGATTTAATCAAAGAGAAGGTGAAAGCCAAAGGCTTTACTGTGCTTGTTTTAGGGCCTCTCTACGAGGCTTTAAAGGAAAAGTAAGGGTAATACAAGGGCTAAATTTTAGCCCTTTTTTATTTGCTTTAAAATGCCTTATTTTTGGTAAACGAAAAGCAATTATTAAAAATGAATTTATTGAAAAGCGATGAGTTGGGAGTACCGTCTACTTTCCTAGCAATCTTTGCAAATGTTACGGCCATGGCTGGTCTGCAAATGGTCAACGTGGTTTTTACCTCGGTAATTTCTATTTTATCAATAGTTTATTTGGTTTATAAAATCATAAACGAAATCAAGAAGCTTAAAGATAATGGCAAAGGCTAAAGCATCAACCAGCGCAATAAAAATAACCTTTGGGACAAGGAGAAACGGCAAAGCCAAAAAAGCCTATTCAAAAAGCCTAAACAAACCGAAAAAATATAGAGGTCAGGGACGATGAGAAAGTTTTTTACATGGGCAAAAGGATTTTTATCCGAGCATGGGCAAGCATCGAGCAAAAGGCTTGTTGGTGTCCTAACTGCGATTGCTCTTTGTTGGACTTTGTATTTTAATCCTAACGACGCTCTTGTTTATTCCGTAGCCGCCTTATCCGCGGCCGCTTTAGGTATAACGGCAGCCGAAAAGATATTTAAAAAACCAAATAATGAAAATAAGCCCGAATCTTAATTTAGCCGAAATTACCAGGAGCGACACGGCCAAGCGTCACGGCATTGACAACACGCCAACCGCAGAGCATTTGGAAAATTTTAAGTTACTAGCGGACAAAGTTTTTGAGCCAATACGAGAGCATTTTAAAACGCCTATTTTTATTTCTAGCGGTTACAGAAGCAAGGCATTAAATGATTTTATAAAAGGAAGCGCAAGCTCCCAACATTGCAAAGGCCAAGCAATCGACATTGACATGGACGGCAGCAACGGCGAGGTTACCAACCGCATGGTTTTTGATTACATAAAAAACAAGTTAGATTTTGACCAGCTAATATGGGAGTTTGGAACGGATTTTAATCCTGACTGGGTACACGTTTCTTTTGTAAAGACTGGCAACCGCAAGCAAAAACTTAAAGCAATAAGAACTAGCGGAAAAACAACCTATTTAGCTATGTAATGGAAGAATTCAGACCAAGATTAAACCGCGAAGAGTGGGAAATTATTCGAGGTATTAGAAATTCAAATAGGGGGGGTGGGGTCTTAGAAATTGGCGACTTGCACGAACCATTCTGCTTGGACGATTATTTGCCGTTTTGTATTGAACAGAAGCAAAGGTACAAATGCGAAAAAATAGTGTTTATTGGTGATGTAATTGACAACCATTACGCAAGTTATCACGAAACAGACCCAGATGGATTAAGCGCGGTAGAGGAGTTAAACATTGCAATAGAGAGAATCCATAAGTGGAGGGATGCTTTTCCTGAAGCTGTTGTAATTATTGGAAATCACGACAGGCTAGTAATGCGAAAGGCATTTACTGCTGGTATATCTAAAAAGTGGATTAAGAGCTACAAAGAAGTATTGGAGACTCCAGGATGGGAATTTACCGAAGAGCATATTTTAAACGATGTTCTTTATGTTCACGGCGAAGGTGGAGGAGCAATTGCAAGAGCAAAAGCCGATTTAATTAGCACCGTACAAGGACATAGACATACCGAAGCTTACACTAACTTTGTAGTAGGTAAAAACTTTAAAATATTTGGCAAGCAAGTAGGTTGCGGAATTGATAAAGATAGCTATGCAATGGCCTACGCTAAGGCTGGTAAAAAGCCAGCGATTGGTTTAGGTGTAACTTTAGATTATGGACGATTACCTTTTAACGTAATGATGGATTTATGAAAGCAATTTTAGAATATTATTTACCTGAAGAAAACGATGATTTTCAAGCGGCAATAAATGGCCATAACTATAAGAGTGCAATATGGGACTTTGACCAATTGCTAAGATCAGAGATGAAGTACAAAGAATTAACCGATGAAACTTACAAGGCTTATGATTATTGCCGTAAGGAATTGCGAAAAATACTAGAACAGGATAATTTATTTATAGAGCAATGAATTTCTCTAACGACAACCAAAAAATAAAAATAGCAACGATAGCATTTATTGCTGGAATACTTGTTGCGTACATATTTTTCCCAAAGACTGAATCTGAAACCGTTTACAAGTTTGAAAGCGTGACAAAAACGGACACTTTGATGATGGTAGTAAAGGACACAGTTTATGTGCCAAAAAAGTGGATAAAATCACAGATTATTAGGGATACAATCCTTGTAGATTATAAGCCTCAAATTAGCCTGTTTAAGACCTCCATTCCTTCGGAGTATGGAAGTACCAATGTAAGCGGAGAAGTCCTCGGAGAAGTGCTTAAAATGACCGCTACGAATGACTACAAGATACCCGTGGTTACAAACACAATAACCGAAACAAAAACGGAAACAATAATTAAAAAGAGCAAAGGAATATATCTAGGCGCAAGCGTAAACTCTTTGTTAGAACCGAGCGCAAAAGTTTCCTATTTGGATAACAAGTACATCTTTGAGTACCAATACCAACCATTTACTAGGTCTCACCAGATAGGAGTTTCTAAAAAGTTATTCTAAAGGTTAACAAAAGTTCCCAATTTGTAAACTTATAAGTTGTTATTCGGTAAAATTCCGAATTGTTTGTCACTATTTTACATAAATTCGTCCCAAAAATCGACAATATTTGTTACCAAATCTATATAGTATTTGTTACCAAATGTCTCCATTTTGTCGACATTTGGCAGCGTTCACGTTACATGAACAGTCAATAAAGCTGAACTATTGCATGAATTTTTACTAATTGTGGCAGATTCGCCCTATTTAGGTTTGACTATTTCTTGAAGCTGACCCCAAATAGCTTCGCTTAAATCTCCCCAATACATTTCGCATTTGCCGTCCTTAAATGGTGGATTGGTAAAATAGGCTTGCATATACTCGCTAGGCTTAGCGGTAAAGCGATAACAACTCTCTTTGTAGGGACAATTTGTCCCCAGGCACATGGTTATATCTGGACTCATAATTATATGTATTTAGGCATTTTGTGGCACTTTTGTCTGATTTATGCGACATTAAATATAAAAATAGCCGTTAATGCGTAGTATATCTTACATTATTTACCTTTTTGTAAACTATACTTTACATTATCGCTGATCTTCAGCAGGACAAGGTAACCAATTAAGTCATTTACCACATCCTCATCATCTTTCTCTAAGCTTCCGTTTTTAATTCTCTTTAGCTTGTCATCAATTCGGATCAGTAGTCCTTCTTTTGCGGACAACTGACTAAATACTCCTAGAGGCTCTAATGCAGAGTTTCCGTACTTACGATTCTTTTCAATAAGCATCCTTTGGATCTGCTCTAGAACTTCTTCTACTTGAATTGCAAATGGTGGTATCATATTGTTTTAATTGTGGCATTTATGCCGTAATAAGAAAGGCTACCTACTAACAACTCACATCCCAATTGTAGGCAGGTGGGATCGCTTAGCCTTGTAGTCAGGACAGGATTCGAACCTGTATTTATACCACCATACAACTCTCTTTATGGTTGGGCTGTACACACCCTTCGTTATATGTGCGTTACCAATTCCGCCACCTGACTAGTTACTATACTTTGGCACTAATTCTTACATAGTGCCAAAAATTGCTTAAAGCATACAAACTTCTCTGATTTTAAATACTGGCTAGTCGTAAACTTAGACCTTCCTTTTTTAATCAGCAAACCTTCTTCAAAAAGAACATAGAATTCGTTTTCAGCTACTACTTGATTGATAGAAATATATTCTATCCACCATTCCGTAGGCTTGCGGTTTTCATCGAGTACCTTGGTAGCAGATAGGTATCCAAAGGGATTGAGTACTTGAGCTTCTTCCATTATTTAAACAATCGTTTAATTACACTATCTTTTTGTTCATTATGCAAATATAGTTTTTGCCTTAATATTTCAATAAGCTCTATTGCAACATGGTTTTCTATTTCAGCTACGTTTTCAACGTAATCAATAATTAATTTTCCTGTTTCTAAATCAACATGAAAGTCTAGTTCTTCAAATTTATATTTTATCATTTGTAGTTGTGTTGTAAGTGTCTTTGTATAAGTTCAAGTTTTAGAATGTACCTCGGGTTCTGTAGTAGTTCGCTCAGTCTTGGTTCAGAAACACCAGAGAAATAGTTGTATAAAATTTCTCCTGCTTGAGGATGGTCTTCCATATCAAGATGTACTTTTAAACCATTGCCTTGACAACATACCGACGATCTAACTGCTCTTTTAATCTGTTCGTTTGAGTATTTCATCTATAGTAACATTTAAATATGTAATCAAAAGACAAAGTAAAAATGCATAAGCCCCTTCAGATTTAGTTATTAAATAAAGGCAGGTCATAAAACCTAGCGATGTATTTATAAATTTAAGTAAATGCAAAATATGCCTATTCATTTTGGAGTAAATTTAATTGCATGTGATATTTCATTTCCATTAAAGTCTAGCAATTTACCATTCATTTCAAAATGTACTTCCATATGTTTATTTTTATAGTTCTGAATAAGTAACTTGATTTTGTCTTGTACATCTTCCATGGAGATAAACTCTCCATGTCCGATGTCTTGCCATTCTGTGTATTCGTTCAGCTTATTAATAAACCTACGCTTAAGTATAAATTTAGAATGGGAGGTCGCTGCTTTCTTTCTCGGCATATTGAGCTTTAGATTGATGCGCTTGCTTTTTCTCTACCGCCATCGCTGGTTTGCCATCAGACCAAAATACTTTGCCTGAACCTGTCCAGAATTTAGGCTTTTTAGCCTCTCTGTCCTCTTTTGTCTGTGAGACATAAGATTGCACATTCTGTCCGTAATCGTTGGCCTCATCGTTCATAGAGATGGTTAGAGAGACTCCTTTTAAACCCTTTGCCTTGACGGTGGTAAGTAGGGTTTCTAATGTTTCCTGCTTTAGGAAGATTTCTGATAAATTTGCCATTGTTTTGTTTGTTTTTGGTTTGTCTTGTAATATTAAGTTATTGATTTATTGGATAAAAGAAAATTCTGATATTTTTCATAGAAGTCAGCAAAGTTTTTTACTATCCAGTACTGACCACCAGACCTTTCGATAGCTTCTTGGTATATTTTCTGATCATCTGACTGTCTGTCTCTGCCTATCTTTACCTCTATCTTTACCGACCTACCAAGAATTGTAGCTGAAATATCCGCTGATCCTTTGGTTGCCGTTGACTTGCCCCAGGTCATAGTTCCAATAGTCTTTGTTCTGCCTACTACATCAGTCACTTGCTTCCGATTGTCTATTGGCCTACCCATAGTGTTAATTCGTTCCGCTTGGTATCCACTAAGCTCAAGGAACTCCTTTACGCATTTGGTTAGTCCATTGGCTGTCTTATCCTCGTACTTTGGCGCTGAAATAGCATACTTGGGCACATTAGGATAGGATTCTAGCATCGACTGTTGCTTGAGTTGTTTAAGAATGTCAAGTGGTTTCATATTGTTCGATGGCTTTAAATATCTGATATACTACTTGTGGAACTATTGCGTTTCCTCCGGCTTTGATTGATTCGTTTCTCCATTTAGGAAAGGTAATAGAGTCCAGTCTGTCGGAAAGCCCATCATCTCCATCACAAATTGGGGAGACAGTTGGGAACATTTGGAAGTTTGTTCTAAATAATTTATTGCATCCTTTAAATTGTTGTTTATTGGATTGTGGCCTTTTCTTGGAGAATTCCCCCTCCTGCCCGCTTTCATGTCCATAGCGCAAGGGGTTGGAAGCATTTTGTTTGTCCATCCAGAGTTGTGTTCCAAATGTCTCAGAGAATAATTCTTTTCTTGAACTGTGCTTACAAAATCCGATGCTTGAGGAGTAGGAAGCATTGTAGGCAATAAACCAAATTCTATCTCTTCTGTGGGGAGCGTTGACGGCACAAGCTGGAAGTAGAAACGGTGTGACTTCGTAGCCTTGAGTTTCCAGTTCAGCCTGCACTTCGTCGAATACCAACCCTCCATTCCAATTAGTAAGCCCACGAACATTTTCGCCCACGACCCAACTTGGCTGAATCTCTCGAATTGCTCTAAGCATCTCCGGCCAGAGGTGTCTCGAATCCTCTTTTCCAAGTCTCTTTCCTGCGGATGAATAGGGTTGACAAGGGAATCCACCTGTAAGGATGTCAATTGATCCTCTGTGAATAGTGAAATCTGTCTTTGTGATGTCATGATAAGTTAATGATTTAGGCCAGTAATATTTTAAAACTTTTTGTCCGAATTCATTCCATTCGCAATGGAAAACATTTTCCCATCCAATCCACTCCGAGGCTAAATCAAAGCCTCCAATACCTGAAAATAAAGAACCGTGTCTCATAATAAAATAGGGGGGGGGTGGGTAAATTAGAATGGTAAATCAAAAGCATCTAAATGGTGATGTGGCCAATAATAATCTGTTCCAAACCTGCATAGGTATTCAAATGCAAGTACCCTATTTGCTTCTCTCATTTTTAGCCAAATCCCTTGGGTGTATGTCTTATCGTAATCTCCAGGTCTTGCTTCATTAAACTTATCCCAGAATACTTCAAATGGAATTTCGGATATTTCGTCTAGTGCTTCAATCATTTCTTTAAGTGTTTATAAATCGTTGTTCTACTTACATTTAATAATTCTGCTAACTCAGAGCGGTTAAAATTAGGAATGGTCCTGTTAATCATCTCAATTTTCTTTTCTATAGACTCATTTTTCATAGACCTAATTATTTCACTAAGCTCATTAGATTCCAAGCTACTTACCTTAATCTTCTTAGACATTGCAATAAAGTAGTTACTTAACTTCTCTGCCTTCAGCAATGAATCCTTAGTTACAAAATCAAAGTTCTTGCTTGTCTCAAATGACCAGAGCGTATTAATCAACAAAGCAAATCTAGGTACATAAGCTTTTTGCTTACTCAACATTGACTTTACATATTCCGATATATCATCCGAGTTCTGCAAGTCAGTAATGTTGTTAAATATGCGCTCCCATTCAATATCTGCTTGGCTATCAAATTTAATTATTCTACTCTCAATTTCTCCAAACTTATTGTACTGCAATACTTGGTTTCTGACTAGGTTATAGAACTGACTAATGTAAGCCTCGTACCAGTCCAATATTTCTTGGTCAATTGAGTTCTTGTTGTAGTGTTCAATCTCCTTATCAGGGTAGCTAACAAGTAATCTGTCTAGGAATCCATTGTCTTTGTTTTCCATAGTTGAAATCTGAGAAAATATACCAGGTTGTATACCACCTAGCACAGGAATCAATGGACTAGCAACAAAGCTACTTTTTGTAGACTTTCTAGTAAGAATTGCTGCTTGGTTTGACCAGCATGAGAGCCAAAACTCGAGATCAGAGCCAGGCTTATATTTATTCATGTCCTTAATCCAACCGTTCAATTCATCCTTAAATACCGCAATACCTACTTGATTTTCTTCGTGCAAATCCGCTAAGGCTTCTACGGTAATGTCATTAACTATCAACTGCTTCCTTACAGGCTCCTTAATTTCCTCTACATCCTTTTTATCCTTTGCAGTCAACTTTTCGTATTCCTTGTACTTCTTATACTCGTTCTGGTAGTGCTTAATTTCAAAGCTATTCTTCTTAGAAATCGGGAAGATGATGGCATTAATACTAGGTGTTTTTCCTAGTCCAGCCTTACCAATTAATCCTATCCAGATGTTGCAAGATTCTCTCCAACCTGTTTTTACCTCTACCTTGCAAGCGTTACCAATGCAAAGAGACAAAAGCCAAAGCAATGAACTACCCATGTAGTCAATAGAATGATTAAGTGTTTTCTGATTTAATAGAATATAACTCTGCAATGACTCTGGGAACACATCAATAGGAAATATTAAATCCTCCTGTGGAATATCAATCTTCTCAATTTCTACCTTGCGAATCTTCCGCTCTCCATATCCTTCCTTGTAAAGCTCTTTTGCAGCCATTGAGAAGTCTCCGTTAAAGTACTTGTAAGCATAGATACTAAAAGGAGTTAAAGGTGTCTCATGAGGGTAAATCGTGGCCGTAGTAAAGAGATAACACAATCCGCTATCCTTGTATATAAATCCATGCAAGGCATCCTTAGAATTAGTTTTTCTTATCACTATGCGATCCGTTAGGTGCTTAACTGCGGTAAACTCATTTGCAATTAAATCTAGGACTCTGTTTCTATGATTGTAATCTTGCCAAGGTGTTAATCCGCTATACTCTGTATTTTCCACCTTAGCTTCTACCTTGGCTTCATCGTAGTTAAAGTACCTGCACAATCCAAAGAGAATCTCTCGCTCCTGCTCTGTAATCTCCTGCACCTGCTCATAAGATAAGTCAGATACTTGATTATCGTAGATGTAGATGTACCCACCTGTTCCCCTAGTTTCAATTAACGCTTGAGAATGTCCCTTAAGTGTTGCAAGCTTTCTGTTTCCATCTACCTTAGAGCATCGGTATATTATATGGTAGCCTGAATTTATAGTCTTATATATTACAAACTTTCTATTAAAGTCATCAATATAATCTGATATAAAAGAAATAAAGTCACTCCAGAACTTCTTTCCGTCTTGGATCGTTGGAAATACCTTTAAGTCTACATCTATACATTCAACATCGTAAAAACCTGTTATTATACCGTATCCTTTGGTCTTGTGTTCAAGCTTCTCTAACTCTGACTTTTCTATCTTTTTTGTCTGGTATTCCTTCCATAAAATCAAAGGTTTTTTACCCTCCGATATAGGCATTACGCTGAATCCTGAGTTCAGTAAATTAATTGCTCTTCCTAGTGTTACGTTCATTTTTGTGTTTTACAAAGGTTTATAGAAAAAGGGCATTTTTGGTCAAAAAAGTGTACACAAGTGTACAGTTAGTTTACACCTAGTGTAAACCCCCCTAAAGTGCCAATGAGCTTAAATTAGGGGGATTTTAGGCCGTTTTTTGCCATAGGTTTACAAGTTTACACTTTTTTTTATAATCTATTTTTTTTGGCTAGGTAAATTTTTATTTTTTTTCATTTTTGCCAAAAAGTGTTCAAAGTGTTCACTTATTGTGATTGGAGCCAATGGAGGCCTATTTTGGTTTACACTTAGGTGTACACTTAGTGTACACTAGTGTACACCCTCCTTCCGTGCTTTTCTCACCCAATGTGAGACTTTATTGTAGTCTAAATTCATCTCTTTTGCTATGTCGCAAGTCCTTATGTTTTGCGCTACCATGCTCTCTATTTTTCGTACTAATTTTATAGATAGAGGTTCTATTCTTCTACTAGGTACTAGCTTTATGATTTCGCACAAATGATGGTATTTTACACCAGCTATATACATAATTTGTTTATATGGTAAGCCTTTAAGATATAATTCAATGACTTGATCGGCATCCTTCATGTAAGAGCAGGTGTTCTTGGCCCTTTCATTGGTAAGCAGATAGTCTTTATATATATAATTATTTACTATGTGCCTACTAATATTTAAAATAGTTGCTATATTTTTATTCATTACTTTAAGTTTATATAGCCTGACTATCTCGTCTTTTTGTATCTGGTTTAGTGATGTCATGATTTAATAGGGGGGGGGTAGGGTGTCATTTCTTTCCGTAGGTTTCTTCGTAGTAATTATGACCACTTTCGTAGGTTTTTACTGCATAGAACCAAGCACCTTCTCTATGAGCGTCTGCAATCTGTTCTCTCTCCTTATACTTAGCTATTTCTAGTATTTCCTTGGAAGACTTACCGTCAAACCAAGTGGAAGTTAATTGCTCATGAATCCATTCTACTGCCGTCTGCTTTTTCATATTCCGATTCCGTTTAAATATTCTCTACATTCCAATACTTTTGCTTTCGCTGTTTCAATTACTTCTGGATCATAATCGATATCAAATTCCTTAATTCTGTATTTATTTTCCACGTGCGCGTAGCTTACTGGCTCCTCGTAAGTCAAAAACTCTGGAGTGTCCTGAAGCGTGTAAACCAATTTGGCCTTTTTTAAGCCTGTCAGGTGCATATAAACCTGAAGTTGATAGAAGTACCCATTATCAGGCTGATCGTCGAACAGAGGAAAGGTGAAGCAGTCCCAAGAGGTTTTAAAGTCATAGACTATACCATCGTGGAAACAATCGGGAGTTCCTGTGAAGAAATCATCTTCGAATTTGTCCAGATTTTTAATCATAAAGTCCTTTTCCATAGCTACCGAGTAAAACTCAATAGCTTGATCTTCCAAAGCCAATCCTTTTTCGATGTACTTGGACTTAATTTGCTTTTTTACGCCGTAAATCTGCTCTTTGTACCATTCTTGTAAATAACTTTTTGTCGTTTGAGACAAAGTTTCTGTTTTACTACGTGCGTTAGTCATCAAATGACCAAGGGCGCTTGCTCTACATTTAAAGTTCATGATAATAATAGTTTTTCGTTTTGTGATGTTAAAATATAAACCGACTTAATTTGGTCTAGCGTTACTTTTCCACTAGCTAGAGAATCTTTTGCTCCGTTCCACTTTACGTGCGAAGGATTTAACTCCTCTTTTTTACCGCCGTGATCGTTGGTTGAATCAGGGTCTTTTGTATCATCGATTAAAAGGAGACCCGAGAGCGCATACTTTCGAGCATAACTTGATGAGCTTCCGAAACTTTGCGCCACATCCATACCCTTGCGGTTGATGTCGATGCCTGCCTGGGCAGTAACTGCTCTGCCTTCAGTTCTGCCTTCTTTGTCTATCTGTATAGATACAGTACTTTCTATGAATACAATACCACCAACCTCTTTAACCTCATCCTCGATAGTCAAGGTGCATTCATACTTCAGAAGCAATGGCTTAAGAGCCTCCAGAATGTCCTCGCAGTTGCGATACTTGTACTTGCCAAATGCATTGAATTGGCTCTTGGGAGCTTTTAGCTCGTTTTGAATTGCAATTAGTTCTTTCATTTTGTGTTTGTTTTAATTATGTATAATTCTCCAATTAACTGGTCTAGGGTTTTTACTAAATCTTCCATATTATAGTGTATTTAGGTTATTAAGTAAATCAAGGCTTAGGCTGTACATATCAAAAATTTCCTCTATGTCTTTGCCTCTCCTGATTTCCTCGTGAATGTGGATAATAATATCCCGTATTTCTTCTATGTGATAACCTTGCTCTAAAAGATCGTCAATAATCGGATTCTCATTTTCAATTTTCATTTTGTGTCGTGTTTTAGTTAGGAAAAAAAGGGGGGGGGTGGGTATTGTTTTAGCGTTTTAATTTCAGCGTATGGGAAATTAAATTGATCCCAGTACAATTCAAATGTTTTCATTATCTCGATTTTTTCACTATCGGGTAGTATCCCGTAGTTCTCAAGTATCCATTCACTTATGATTTCCTCTACCATTTCCGATCCATTCATTTGAAACAAAAACTACCCATTGATTTCCTAGCTTTCTAGGCGGATACACCCATTCAGGTGGATGAACTCCAGATCGAATAATCTGGTGAACTCTTGTTGATTTTTCACTAAAGCCACGCAATACTCCGTATTCTGTGGCGGTCATCATTTCGTAAAGCATAATTGTACGTTGGTTTCTAATTGTTCAATAATAAAAGGGTCAAGAATTGCGCAAACGACTTTGTAATGATCAGAGAATTTTTCTGTTAAACAGTCGTAAAGTTCTAGCGTGAGAGATTTTCCACTACCGAAATAAATGTCTAAGACAATTCCTTCGTTCTCGAAAGATTCCAGCTCCAGGCTGAAACCAGATTTCTCATAAATAAATTGGTGATCTTTTAGCATTTTGTGTGATTGTTTTAGTGTGATGTAAATGTACAAACTGTTGTATTAATTGCAAGCGAATTGTAAAATATAATTTCTGTTTTCCACTAGCGGTAATTTATTTGTTTGATCGGTTTTATTTTCCACTACATCCTGGGAAATTATGTTTTCCACTACTGGCGCGATCCAGTTTTATTTTCCACTACTGGTTTTATTTTCCACTACTGGTTTCGTCTACCGTTTTGCGCTGGTTCTGTTTTCGTCTACTCATTTTGTTTTCGTCTACTGGTTGTATTTTCCACTAGTTATATTTTTTCAGGTCGCGATTTGCGACTGCAAATAAATTACATTTGATGACATGGTTTTATTTTCCACTAGGTATATTTTTCCCTTGTATTTTCCACTACTGGTTTGGGTTTCGTTTTTCACTAGGTTTTATTTTCCACTAGGTATTTGGATTTCGTCTACGGATTTCGTCTACGGATTTGGCCCGCTGTTTTTTACTACGGGTTTCGTCTACTGCTTTTGGTTTCGTCTACGCTTTCGCGCTTGGTTTATTAGGCTATTTTTAAGCCAGTAGCAAAGCGATCTTTTTTTATTAGTGGTAATCTATACGGTAAAATTTAAACGTCTTAAACGGGCTAAAATACGCCCGTTAATTACGCGCCATAAATAGGACGAACGCTAATTTTCACGTCGTGGAATTCTATATACCAAACCGAACTTGGGTAAAGCTTTCTAGCTAATTCTAATTTATCCGGCGTGTTCTCAATATTTGCGCGGAATACAGAAAACGCCCGATTTTCGAGCGCTTTAATTGAATGAATAGTAAAATAGGGCTTTCTCATTTGTTTATTTTGTTTAAGTTATACGCGACGCAATCTAGGCCGTATTCAATCGAATAACCTATCTTTTTAAGGTCTGTTTCTAGCTGTATTAAATTACTATAGTTCTGTTCCTTTGCCATGTAACGCGCCAAAATAGCCCGCAAATTAGCGGGCCAGGTTTCGGGATATTCGAATAAATCTTGCATTTCTGTAGTGTTTTAGGTGTATAAAAAAGCCCTAATTAAAGGGCCTTATTTTAGTGGATAATTAGACCTATTTTGTGGTTTGGCGTGATCCACTTAGTGGCCACTAAATCTAGATAGCTGGAATCTGTGTAGCCTTGCGCTTGCATTTCTTCAGCTGAATAAAATATTTTTGAATGACGTTCTGTTTCTTGGTTAATTAGTTCGTCCTTTGTTGATCCTAGGCTAAAAATTAAGTCCATATTCTCAGGCAATTGTATACCACGGATAAACGAATGCGATTTTGTATAGGCATAAAAACGGACGGACGGATTAAGTCGCGCAATTTCTAGCCACTTTACAAAGTATGCCGGCGAGTAAAAATCGCCGCTGTCGTGAATTCTAACATAGGTCTGTTTATCTTTTTTAACCTTTGCGAGTTCGTCCGTAATTGTTTGAACAAAATTTTCTTCTTTGCTAGCCTCATATCTTTTAGTCAATGCGCGTTCCACATTACCAAAGCGATACATTCCACGCTTAGCATAGCAAAGTTTTAAACAGCTACCAGCAAAAGGACAAGTTATCTTGCCGCTTTTTTTGTCGTTGCCCGCTGGTATTGAAAAATTGAAAATTCGAACGCCAAATTCCTTAGCTGTTTTTACTAGCTTGGTGTTGCCTGTTCCGAGTAAGTTATTAGATTTCATGTCGTGTGGTGTTTATGGATTAAAATAATCTAGGTATAAAATTGTCAATATCGCTTTTTAATCCTTCATAGTCATGTAGTACTGTGGGAACTACCAATCCAGGATTTTTGACATCTAGCAAAGCTAACTTGCTGTAATAAGGCGCTAATTCCATAGCCATATATACGCAAGCCAAAGCACCTTTTGAAGCCTTAAAATGCTTCTCAATAATGATCAAGGTATCTATAAAATTTTCCATAGTAATAAGTTATTTAAGTAGTGTTAAGCCTAGCAAGTAGCCCAAAAAAAAGATTGGACTAAGTGCAATTATAGTATATAAAATTAATCCGAGTACTTTTCTAGCTTTTCTCATGTTAGTAGTTTTCAGTTAGGTAGAAACTATTTGACAACTGTAGGCCATAAATTACGCCCAGGATTAAAATAATTGCCATAATACCGAACGCGATAATATTGGCTTTTCTGTTTTCGTTTACTGTAGCTGAATTTTTCATAATGAGTGAGTGAGTGAGTGAGTGAGTGAGTGAGTG